GCGTTGATCGTGCCCGAACGGGCGGACGGCGCTGTAACGGTGACCAACGTCGCCGCCGTGACCACCATCGTGGTGAACCTGCTGGAGATCAAGGCGAATTGGGCGAAGGTCAAAGTCGCCACGAAGGCGACCAAGCGCGTCACGGTCAAGGTAGCGAAGAAGATCGTCGGGAAGTAAGCCGGTCGAATTCAGCGGTGTGACCCCTCCCGGCGCTCCGCCGCAACCGCAACAGCAGCCTCAACAGCCGCCGCCTCCCGCCGATCCGCCAACGCCGCCGCCCGCTTCCACACGCCAGCCGCCGACCCAGAACGAGTTCCAGCTCAAGTGGTCCGACTCGGAACTCTCGCGCATTGCCGCCAAGATCCAGATGGACTATCGCGCCGCGATGGGCGATCACATGCGGCGCATCAACCGCTGGCGCGAGTTTTACCGCCGCTGGCGTTCGATGGTCGACGTGCCCCTCGAAGGCGAGGAAACGGCGTCGAACGTGCCCGTTCCGGCAATCCGCTGGAACATCTTCACCAAATGGTCCAAGGAGATGGACAGCCTTTTCGGGGACGACGCGGAGATCGTCGCCGTGCCCGTGGGGCCCAGCGACTACCGCAAAGATAAGAAGATCTCGCGCTACATGACCTGGCGCGTGTTCAATTCGATGAAGCTGCTCTCGCCGTTCTGCGAGTTCGTGCTCCGCAAGCTGATCTTCGGGAAGTCGTTTGCCTATTCGCCCTGGCGGCGCGAGACGTTCGAAGTCGAAGGCGAGGACGTCGTGGACTACGAGGGGCCGGAGTTTACGCCGCTCGAACCCGACGATTTCATCGTGCCCGCCGAGGAAGTGCGGACGCTCCACCAGTTCTCGTTCGTCATCCGTCGCGTGAAGGTCACGCCTGACGACCTGCTCATTGGCGAGGAAGAAGGCCGCTACCAGAACATCAAGAAAAACTGGAAGACGATCCTGAATCTCGCGCAACACGGCACACAGCGCCAGTACGAGGGCGAAGAGATCAAGCTCGAACGCGACGCCGCCGAAGGCGTCGATTACCAGCGTCCGCTTTCCTCCGGCGAGTGGGTGACCGTCCTCGAATGGTACGGGAAGTGGCGACCGCTCAAAAGCGGCAAGAAGGACGGCAGCGAGTGGGACTTCGATCGCCGCGAGATGCGCCAGAAGGATTTCGTAGTCCGCTACCTCTGGGATCTGAACATCATCATCAGCGTCCAGTCGCTCGAAGACCTCTATCCGACGATGAAGAACCGGCGCCCGTTCGTGGAATCGTCGATGTGTAAGGACGGCACCTACTGGTCCCCCGGCATGGCCGAGATGCTGATCGACCTCGAAGACGAGCTGAAGGTGAACCATAACCTCTCGACGGAATCGGCGCAGTTCGCCGCGACGCCGATGTTCGGCTACCGGCCGGCGGCGGGCGTGACCGCCGATACGTTCAAGGCTGAACCGGGCCTGTTCATCCCCCTCGATAACCCCCAGACCGATATCCGGGAGCTAACGGTGACGGCGAACCTCGAAGCGGCCACGTGGAAAGAGCAGACGATTCTCTCGTACATGGAGAAGCTGACGGGCCAAGGCGATCTCCAGATGGGCCGCCAGTCGGACCGCCCTAACGCGCCGCGCACGGCGACGCAGACGGTGAAGCTGCTCGAAGAGGGCAACGTCCGGATCTCGCTCGATACCAAGGTGCTGCAAGAGGACATGTCGCTCGTTCTCACGCACTTCTGGCAGCTCGAATACATGTTCACGCCGGAACAGACCTTCTTCCGGGTCACGGAAGAAGACGCCGACGGCCTTTTCCCTGTGAACAACGGCGGCTCCGTCCTCACGAGCGAGGATCGTGACGGACGCTACGACTTCCGTTTGAAGTTCGCGAACTCGGTCTGGTCCAAGGAAATGAAGAAAGAGCAGGCGCTGGCTCGCTACCAACTGGACCTGCAGAACCCGCTCATCGTCCAGAACCCGCGCGCGCTGTGGGCCGTCACGAACGAGGTACACACCGTCCTCGGCGATCCGAACTTCGCGGACATGGTGCCCGAGCCGCCCGCTCCGGACATCTCGATTGACGCGCGCGAGGAGTGGGTACGCATGCAGCAGGGCGAAGACGTCCACATCAACCCGATGGATAACGACCAGCTCCACATGCTGCGCCACTACCGCGACTACCAGGAATCGAAGACGGACCCCAACGCCGATCCGGAGGCCGTGCGCGCGCTCGAAGCCCACTACTACCAACATATTGCTCAAATGACACAGAAGCGTCTTCAGCAAGCGATTATCGAGCAGGCTGTCGCCCATGCAGGAACGCTCATGCAAAATGCCTCGGTCCCTGGGCAGCCAGGAGGCGTGATGGCGTTCCCGAGCGGCCTGTTCGGCGCACACGGCGGAATCGCCAAGCGTCCCAGCGACACGACCACGGCGCCGGCCGGAAACCCGGCCGCCACGCCGCCAGGGATTTACCCGGCGCATCCGGAAGTGGCGCACGAACAGTAACGGCGGTCGAATAACTCGGCATGGCCAAGAGTACTCCCCACTTCAACGCAATGATCGCCGCCCGCGGCGGCGGCGGAACGAACGCCGCCGCAACGAAGAAAGCGCCGCCGACACCGAAGAAACAGCCGAAGCCCGCTGGACCGCCCGCGCCGCCGATGGGGCCGCCGCCGCCCGCCGCAAAAGGCTGGTAACCGTTGCAGCCAGCGACGCAAACGACCAACCGTCACGATGCGCTCGACATCGAGGCCTTCGAGACGATGATGGCGTCGAAATCGTTCGCCGTCTTTAAGGAGCGGATCGCCGGCGAACTAGCGCGTGCACAGAACGACTGCGAAACGTTCGACGACAAACTGGCGCTGAGGCGGGCTCAGGGTGGGGCGAAGGCGTTCCGCGTCGTTCTCGCGCTTCCCGACGCGATTCTCAAGTCGATGAAAGGTAAAAAATGAGCGCCGACGTTTCCGTCGTTCAGACGCCGATCTCCGTAATCGTCGCAGTTGTCGCCGCCGTTGGCGCGGTTGTGTCGCCGCTCATCATGGCGGTCCTGGTCAATCGGAACGCCCGACAGATGAAGAGCGACGATTATGCGCGGCAAGACCTCGTAGCCGCCCGCCTGAACGCACGCCAGGACGAATCCGAGAGAAAGGCCGCCGAAGTCGCCGCTCAGGCGGCGGAAGCCGCCGCGCTGCTGGTCGAGTCGAACCTCAAGCAGGAAGAAATCGCGAAAGTGCAAGGAGCGAAGCTAGACCAGATTCACACCCTCGTCAATTCAAACCTCACCGCCGCCATGCAGGACCAGCTAGATACGCGGCAGGCTAACCTCGTCCTGTTGAATCAGGCGGTCCATGCGAGGGCCGCTGACGGACTTCCCGTCGATACGACGGCGACGGACACCATCGCGGCAACTAAGGTCAAGATCGCGGAATTGTCGGCGCAATTGTTGGATCGCAAGAAACAGACGATCGAAGCGCAAAGGCAGCTCGAAGTCGATATCGCCCGCAAGGTTTGACGATTTGACGGTTCCTTAACCCCTCCAGGCAATAGACTTGGATGCGTGACGAGCAGAATGGCATGAGCTTCTTCAACAACAGGGCCGAGATGGCCATCCTAAATCAGATTTCCGAGCAAAACATCAAGATTCTCGGCATGCTCCAGCTTCTCGTCGCACAAGGAGCACACATCATGACGGACTTATCGCAACTCACTACCGACGTCGCAGCCGAAACCACGGTTATGACCTCCGCTGAAAACCTCATCACCGGACTCGCCCAGGCGGTCACAGCGGCGGGAACCGACCCCGTGGCGCTGGCCGCGCTCACGAGCACGATGGAAACCAACGCGTCTGGCCTCGCCGCCGCGATTGCAGCCAATACGCCCTCCGCGCCCACGTCCGCCGCGGCTGTAGCAGCGAAAACGGCAGCCGCGCTAGCGACTCCCGTCGCCGGCCTCAAGTAGCTAAAACGTCTCGCGGCGGCGGGCCTGGTCGTTGGGCCCGCCGCTTCCTTCCTTCCACCGTCAATTCCTCCCAGAGCGTTTCGATGCGGTCGAGTACTTCGCCCGCCGCATTGTCCGTGCCCTTCGTCCATTCCAGCAACTGAAGCGTGAAATCGGCGGGGAATGCCACGTTTGGCGCTCCGTACCCGAACCAGTCCACTAGTCTAATTGCGCGGTCAATCTCCTTCGGCGTCCTCAAGATTGCCTCCCGACATCTCAAGATGGCCCTGTTGTTGGAAGGGCAATCCAAGTGTCGAAGGATACGCAGTGATCCTCGTTCGCTGCAACTACTGCTCGAAGCACCGCCTCCGCTCCACCGTCCACTACCTCGGCTCCGCTTCCCTTCCCGGCCAAATCATCTGCGACGTGTGCCTCGATTGGCACAACCGCGCCATCGAGCTGCTCGCGGGCAACGAAATCCCGCCGTGCCAGGAGTGCGGAAAGATCGCACAGCGGCTCTACGTAGTGCCTCGTGACGGCGTTTATCAGGTGCTTTGTCGTCGGTGCGTTGGGCCGTATGTGTCCAAGCGCGCCGATCTTTACCGTGGAACGGCGTACGGCGCTTCGGTCGAAAGACGCCTTGATGCCTGAAGAAATCATCGACCCCGCAGCAGAAACAACCGTCGATCCCGCCGTAGACTACCAACGCCAGATCGACGAACTGAAGGAACAGGTAGCTGAAGGCCAGCGAACCGCGCAGTATTGGGCCGACAAGGCCAAGGCCGGCGCGCCGGCCGCCGCCGCACCCGCGGAAGAGGAAGACGATGTACTCGAAGCGATCACCACGGGAGGCGCGAAGGGCTTTGATGCTCTCGCACAGAAGCGCGGTTTTGTCCGCAAGAGTGAAGTGGAAGCTCTCATTGATTCAAAAGCTTCTGCGCTCACCAAAGAACAGGAGCTGATGGCGGAGTTCCCCGACCTCAAGAACAAGAAGTCGGATTTCTTCAAAGACACCGCCGTCGCCTACGGCTCCCTGATTAAGCAGGGCACGCCGCCCGTCGTCGCGATGGAGCTGGCCGCGCAGCAGACCGAACTCGCCCACATGCGCTCGGGCAAGATCAAACCGCCCAGCGTAACGGCGAACGCCGCCGAAAAGGAAGCCACACGCTTGCGCCGTGTCGCCGCCCAAGCGAGCGCCGGAAGCGGCGCACGTCCCGCGGCTCCAGCCGAAGACGACGACGAAGGGCTGACACCGGAACAAATCCGCGTCGCTGACGCGATGGGCGTGTCGCACGAAGCGTACGCCAAACGCGCCAAGGCTGGCGTGAACATGAAAGGCCTTCGATAAACCACATGGCCGCAAACACCCGCTACAAACGCCCCCCAGCTTCCGATCCCGCCCAAGACGCCAACAAGCGCATCCTAGCCGACCGCCAGGACCGGATCGACAACGCCAAAGCCGTCGAAACGCTGGCCACCGATCTTGGCCTCGATCTCAAAGACCCCGAGCCAGCGGCCGACAATCCCGCCGACTTCCTGCGGGAAGAGTGGGACAAGAAGACCTTCGGTGACACGATCCCGACGTATACGCGCGTCGTTTACGGGCCGGATTCGCTCCTGATCTCGTGTCCCGCCATGAAGGAGGCGATTGAGAACATCGGCCTCGAAAACTACGCCAATGCTACCGCCGAAGCCATTCTGCTCAAGGAAGACAAGGCCGTTCCGGACCCGATCATGCAAAAGGGCTTGCGCGCGGCGATTGCCCGTTTCGGCAAGATCGCGGTCGCCGACGCCTTCCGGAAGCGCATCCTCGAAATCCCGACGCGCACCGTCGAAGTCGAAGCCGACCGTTCGGACGCGATGATCTTCGCGCAGCCGATGGAGGAGGCCGTGATGCGCTATGGAACCCCAGGTATGGCGCCCAAGTTCCTCTCCGAGCGCTGTTTCGGCGTTCTGGGGCTCCG